CCGGTCAGGACGCCAATGTTCGTAGACATAAAAATTGACTGTCATTGTTCAGCAGGAGCGATAACCAATTCCCCCTCCTTCTGCATTTTCATGATGTTGGCGTAGTCGGTGTTGGCTGGATCAAGCGGCACGAAGCTGGTCACGCCATTGATGTCGCAGCGGATGACTTGAGATGGAGACCCTATGTATTGAGCGTTTGTGTACATAATCAAAGCTCCGCACTTGCGTTGAGAATATAATTGCCGCCAGATAAATAACGACCTTGATAACCAGAACCTGCCACTATTGTAGTCAAATTACCAAAAAGTACCCACGCACCGTTAGGAAATGGTTGTACAGCAGCCAACGTCCATGACGTTGAAGTATTATCTGCACCGGGACTGCGCCAAGAAAGAGTTGAGCCTGATATACCCGTCATCGTTGGAGCTGCCCTCATTGGCGGACTTAACATTACAACAGCAGAAATGCCTGTTGTTGAATCTCCCATGCCCGTCCAAGCCGTTGGTTGTTGAAAGTACCTTTGGCATTGAAGTAGCTGATCGCTGTAAATCTTGCGCTCATAGGGCGTGGCAATCGACCCTGCCTCAAGTTGCACATTGCCAATCGTCCACGTTCCGCTAGTTTGCGCGCCGACAGAAAGAACAATTTGCAAGCCAGTCGTAGCCGCAGAAGGAATGGCGATCTGCGCATTATAGCGCGTCACGGTCGAGCTGACGGTAAACGTTCCGGTGGCGATGGAAGTGACCGTAGGAGACGCCAAAGTGCCAAACGTGTTCGTCGTGTTGGCGTAGTAGGCGGTCCATGTCACAGTCGTCAAAAGACTGTTCGCCAGATCGACGGAGAAGGTCGCCGTCGTGCCAGCAAGATCGGCGCAGTTGAGAGCTTCGATACGCTGTGCGAAATTGATGGCAGTGACGGATGCAGCGCCTGTGAACTGATAGCGATACTGGTTTGCCGTCGCGCCAGCCACTTGCTGACCCGTCACGTTCGCACCCGTGCAATAGGCGTAGGAGCGGTCAACCGTGTAAGCCAGAGCTGCGCCAGCAGTGATCGTTTGCGCCGCGCCAGCATTGCGCTGGTCCACCGCGCAATTTCCATTGATGATGCGGTTACGCTTGAAGCTGGACGACATTGCAACGGTGCCGCCAACATTCAAATTGGTTCCATCAAACGTGAGATTTGCTGAACCAGCAAATGTACCTGAGCTGTTGTACTGGACTTGAGTATTAGAGCCGCCAGGTGTTCCTCCTCCGCTTGCGGCAGAAGAAATCCAAGATGTGCCATTGCTGACCAAAACATTGCCCGTCGTTCCAGGAGCAACAACTTTAACCGTTCCAGTGCCATTTCCAAGAATGACATTATTAAGGGTCAATGAAGCTGAATTTGTTCCACCGTGAACCACATCAACAACAGAACCATTCCACGTTCCCGCAGTTACAGTTCCAACATTTGAATTTGTAGCAACCAAATTGGTAAACGTGCCATTGGCAGGCGTGGTCGCCCCGATAGCAACATTATCAATTGTTCCACCAATGATGTTGACGTTTGCCAGTGCATTGGTCCCATTGGCAATCCCATTAATAGCGTTAACAACGACAGTGAAATCGTTGTCCAGATTAGACAGGGGAATGGAAGACGTTGCGTTGGCAAACGTGTACGGGATTGTGATTGGGAGCGCCATTAGAACCTCACCCTCTGCTCGTATTCCATCTCCATCGTATTCAGCGTGAACGACGGGCTGGAAGATGTTATCGTAAGACCGAGATATTTGCCATATTGCTGCGCGTCAGACTTGTAGAGTTGGTAATTTGTCCCGCCAACCCAATTGATGACAACGCTTGAATTGTTTGTCCAATTGATAATATTGCCAAAATAGTTCGTCCAAAAAATGACGTTGGACAACACATATACCGGGCTTGTGTTAGTTTCGCTGTCTACAGTAACGTTCAAAACAGCATTCACGTTTGAAGTAGCTTCCAACGCAAATTTGAGTGCCTGTTTGGTGCGGATCGTGTCCTGCATGGGCCACAAAGCGCTTTTGATAGTTGTGCTGACGTTAGACGTATTGTCCGTGTACAAAGACAACAGGTTTGTGTTGCCAGTTCCGTACAGATACAGTTTTCTAGAGGTCAAAACCGGAGTGACATGTTTCAAAGTTCCTTGACTGGTGACAAACCACTTTTTGTCAAAGAACACAACTTGAATGGGGCGCGTGCCTTGCACGGGGTCGTTGTAATAGACGTTGAACGCCGCGCACAGGATGTTGTTGACAAGAACTTGTCCGCCAGAAACGGGCTGCGTAAAGTCAATTAACGGGAACACGCCGTCCAACGCATCAGAAATCTTGCTGACGGTCGCACCGATCAGGGCGAACACGCCGTAATCGTTGATGAACAACAGAGAGCGGAAATACGGGAATATTCCGTCATAGTAGACGGAACCCGTAGACGCCGAGACGTTTGTATTGGTGAATAGCGTGTTGCCGGTAGTCGTGACGCGAACGTCAGAGAACACGTTGATGCTGTCATCGCCAAAAACGTACAGAAAATTGTTGGCTGAGATCAGCGCAGAGATATTGCTGTGCAGCGTGTCGTCAGTGATCTGAACATTGCCTGCCGAAATGCTGACAAAATCGTTGTACTGCCCTGCGGCGCTGTAAAAGACCGTGCGACCTTGAGATAACCACACACGGCCCTGAAAGCTGGCAACGTCGGACGTGGCACTGCTGGTCAACAGAGCGTTTGCGGTTGCCGCTGTTGTCGGGGTGCCGCCACTGAAGCTCACTGCTGGCGCAGACGTGTATCCAGCACCAGGGTCCGTTACAACAATGCCGGTAACTTGTCCGCCAAACACGATTGCGGTTGCTTGCGCAATTTGGCTGTACCCACCGCCGGTAAATACAACCGTAGGGGTGGACGCGTAGCCCGTGCCGCTGCTGGTGACGACAACGCCAATGGTTCCGGTGGCAAAAGTCAGGGGGCCAGCAACCGCCGCCGCGCCAGAGCCTCCACCGCCGGTAAACGTCAGGGTAGGAGCACTGGTGTACCCAGACCCTGCATTAGTCACTGTCAGTGACGTGACAAGGCCAGAGCCGACAACGGCAGTCGCCGCCGCAGCTCCGCTGGAAAAAGTTACGCTGGGCGCGGTCGTATAACCGTACCCAGGGTTTGTAATTTGAATGGACGAAATAGCACTGCCGGTTATGCTGGTGACAACGGCCTGCGCTTGAACGCCATACGGGTTGCTGGGAGCCGCAATAGTGACGGTCGGAAAACTTGTATACCCAGTGCCGCCGCTGGTAATGCTGATATCTGTGATTGTGCTGGCGGCGTTAGAAATAGATGCAACAACGGTTGCTTGAACGCCATTAGATTGGTTAGGCGCACTCACCGCCACGTCGGGAGGCGTGGTGTACCCAGACCCCGTGTTTGTAATGCCAACAGACCCAATAGACCCGACAGAAATCAGGTCAACCGTGTCCCATGTGTAATACCCTTTGGCCGGGTCAGAGATGATGGCGCGCTCGTTCTTCCATTGTTTCATACGAACGCCAGTCGTGCTGAACGTCCCCGCCGTCGCCAGCGTGCCCTTGGTATTAGTGTCGAGCCTCAGATATTCGGCCCTGCCATCGGCCTCAAAGGCGACGATGTAATCAATGTTATTGATGTTGCAGCTATAAATTGAAGATACATTGCTGGTCCACGTAATTGCGGACCCACTGGCTTGCACCGTAGAAGAGGTTCCAACAACTTTCAGATTGCCAAAGCCGATCGGCTGAACGTTCTCAAGCCAAGAAAATTCAGCGTCATCAAGCGCAGTTCTGTTAGGTCTTGTGTTAAGACCCTTAAAGGCTTTGACAACCTGATAGTTTTTTTTCTGTTCAGGTGACGCCGCCATGTCAGTACACCTGACTGTAAACGTCCGGTATCCGGCGCTGGAATGAAGTTGCCAAGGCGTTCTGAACTTTCTTCAAATATTCTTGCTTGAAGATTTCCGCTTCGCCATAACTCTGCTCTTTGTACTTAGCTGTGCCAGCCGCGTAATAGGCCACAGGCTGTGTGTACGGAAGCGGGATGGTTTCCACGTCGTTCAGATTGACCAAATCGGTTGGCTGAACAATGGTGTCCAGCTCAATTTGATATGTTTGATCTGGGACAGGCCCAACATAGAAGCTCTGGCTGCCATAGATCGAATAGCAGATGGGGCGACCAATATAATTCTGCCAATAGCGCAATTGGCTGTTGAATTGGGTCCACGGTTGATAGCGCAGCGGCACGCGTGAGTTTCCCCAATACAAATTGAAGTTCACGATGTCGAGCGTGAGTGACCCCTGCGGCAAAGACGAGAAAGTATAAACTTCCTGGCCCTGAACCACGGTGCTATTTTGAATGAGGCGGTTAACGCCGGTATCACGAACGAGCCTGTTGCGGGCGTCGTTGATGTAATCCGTCAGCTCCTGGTCAGTCCAGAAGTTCGCGTTAGCGTCGTGCAGCAACCGGCGGGTTGATGTGATGTAGCTTTGTAGCGTCGTCATTTACGCCCCACATCATGCGGCTGCCTGCGTCCCTTTTCCCCGCTCCAGTTTGTCAAGAACTGGAACGGGGAATTGGTCTACCGCTGGGGACGTTGCGCGATAGTCCTTTGGCCGGTGCTCAGTGATTTCGAACTTCGAAAGTCGCTCATAAGCCTGCGGCAAATCATTTGAGTCTTTGGTCCAGCCAAGCCGAACTACAAACTCAAACTTGTTGTCTAGGCCGTGACCAAGAATGTTCTGAGCGGCTTCCAGTGGGGTTTCCACTGGTTTGGATGGAGGGAAGTTGTAGCTCTTCCCATTCCATTGGCTTGCCAACTCTTTATCAGTCTTGTTTACGACCCACACATTGTTCATCAGAAGCTCACAACGTCGCCGTACACATTGACCTGGCAAGCTACGTTCGCCACGTTTGCCGTCACGTTCACAAAGAGCGCGCTAGCATTGAACACAATGGCGGCAGTGTTTGCATTCAACCCAGAACCAGGCGTCATATCAACGTAGCTGGTGCCGTTTGTCAGGTTGGTGAGCGTCACCGTACCAGTCACCAAGTTAGCGCCGTCATTAGACGTTCCAATGGTGATGTTAGCGGTTGCGGCGTTGGGAACTGCNCCGCCAGCCGTATTGTAGGCGTTTGACACCACAATACGACGAAGGATGTAGCCACCCGAACCACCCATGCCACCGTTAAGAAGAGGCATGGCAATTACGCCGTTAGCCGTATTAGCCAATGACACATTGCGGCCTTGTGCAATACGAAAATTGCCAAAGGCGTCTTGGGTATTTTGACCTACCGAATCAGGATTAGCCATGTGTCACCTCACGTTGCGTTGTAGGTGCCCGTGGCCGCCTGACCGCCATTGACCGTGTACAGCGTGACCGTCTGGGTGCCGGTAGAGGCGTTAGCGCGAACGCTATAACCGTCCGAAACCAAAACCGGGGCAACCGTGTTCGCCGCCACAAGCGTGGTCCAAGCGTTCGCACTACCAGTGTAGTAGTTGAACTCAATGACCACGTTAGCCGTGGAAGGAAGGACGTAGAGCCCAGCCGGGATGTACTGCGAACTGATCATTGCAGTCGCGTTACCCGCACCAACGTTGGAAACAACGACGGACTCAAAGTAAGCACCAGCAGTGTTGGCAACTGCGTTCGCAAGAATGATCTTGTTAAGAGCAAGAGACATTGGTCATTCTCCTCAGAGGCTAAGAGAATTGTAACCAGTCACCTTAGTCATCGACTTAGGCTTCGTGTTTACAAGTTCTGCAATGTTGATGACCGCGCCGACGTAGCCAATCTGCCAATTGGGCAGAGTGCTCTCGAAGCCCGTGAACACAAACTGGCCCTGCTCATGGATGTAGAGCGAGAGGTAGTTGGTGTTGAGAAGGTACAGCGTACCCTCGGGGCAATACGGGTCGGGATAGATCGGAACGCCAGCGACCATGAGGGCGCGGAAACCGGCCTGCGGGCCATTCGAGTCGCCATCAAAGCCCGAACCGGGGGTGATGACATACTGTTCCTGACCAACATAGTCCTGCGCAAGCAGGGTCCAGGTGCCGAAGCCGCAAACGCCAAAGGTGGGCACTTCCGCGCCGTACTTGACGGTGCCGGAAATGTACTGAAGGACGTTCTGACGGGTTGGGTTGACCGAACCAGCCGCGTAAACCTTCGAGCGCCACCAGGGGTTTACAGTCGAAGAACGGGTGATATTGCCGTAGGTGGCAGTACCAGTGCCGTCATCCACCGCAGCCGGGAGGCCGGTGAACTGCTGGGTGTTGGTGGTGTTGTTGTAGAGGGCCGTCGCCATCGCATCCATCATCACGTTGGTCGCATCATTCATGCGAGCCTCAATGAGGGGGATGATCGCGTGGTCCTGCTGAACCGCACCTTCCATACCGAGGAACGGCACGGGAGCAATCATTAGCTTAAGCGTAAACTCAGCGTTGTAAGCGCCCTGCTGGACGGACGGCTGAGCGAACGAGCCGCTGTAATCCGACCACTGAGCGTTAACAAACTGAGCACCCTGAACAGGAACGGTCACGGAGGACACACCGCCCGTAGCCGTCTGGCTATTAGCAATGAGCGCCGCCATGAGCGGTGTCGAGTTGTAAATCTGCACGACCATCTTGGGAATGAACGCGCGGCGGGTAACGTAAGTCAGTTCTGTGAACTGGTTACTACCCGTAGTGGGGATAATGCCGCCACCGATTGCCATAGTTTACCTCATCGTTTCTAAAGTGACACTCGTCCCCGTCACACCCTCAAAGACCAATTGGCCTTGGACTTTTGCGGATTTCGTTAAATGCTTCTGCCGCGACTTCACGCGCAGCCCTCACATGATTACCGCCCATGAACCTTTTCAGGGTGTTCTGAGCAGCGTCGTCAATCACGTTCCGACTGAACATCTTTTGGGGCGTAGGCGTTGCCGCCTGGCGCATCCAATTGTAGTAGTCTGCGGCAGACTCATGAGAAGTAATGCCTTTTTCCAGCATAATCTTCTCAATCTCCGCAATGTCTTCTTCCTTGACGCCTTTGCCGCGAACGAGCTTGTTGCGACGACGCTCCAGTTCTTCAAGCGCATCCCTTTCACGGAGCTTGCCTTCAAGCTGCTCCATGCGAGACTGGGCTACATCAAACCGCGAAGACATATCATCCTTGATGTCAATCTCACCGATTGGCATGTTAGGACGAGCAGTCTTCGTCAGGCGAAGGAACCCCTCGCGAGTGGCCGGGTTATCAGCCAGTTCGCGAGCGAGCGCCGCGAGCTCGTCTCGGGCTTCAGGTGTCAGGTCTTCAAGCGATGCCATTTACGTCCCCTTTAGTATTAGATGACTTTCTTGCCATCACCCGGCGGCTTAATGCCGTACTGGTTCTTGCCGCCAATCTTGGAAGCGCCAGACAGTCCGCCCAAATGCGCAAAACGCGGCGTATTGGTAATTGTGCCGTTCTGCTGCTGATCGGTAGTGGGATTGCGGGGCTTGGAAGCGCCGCGAGGCTTGAACACGTCCATTGTATTCTCCTTACATCGGTGACGGTGCGCCGCCAGGTGGCATACCCGGTGGCATTGCGGGGGGTCCACCTGCCGGGGCTCCGCCGGGAGGCATTGCGGGTGGCTGCGGACCCATGAGGCCAAGGTTCGGGGGGCCACCAGAAATCGCACGCGATACCGGAGAACCACCGCCCGCCTGGGGCAAATTCTGAAGGAGCTGTAGGATTTCGGCGCTTTGAAGCTCGTTGGTCTTCTGTTTTTTGGGGCCGAGCACAGAAGAGAGCTTAGAGAGAGCGGACATCAAGCTCTGACCTTCGGGGGTCTCAGAACCAATGGCAGGAAGGGACTGTTCAATCAGATCAAGAGCCATGCTCACATTGATCATCGCCGCTTCCCGCTGGCCCTGTTTCGGTTCGGGCGTTGACATGGGAGACGGCATGGGGGGAGGGGTCATAGCAGGACCAACCCCAGGAGGCGGAGCGCCGTCCTGTTGGCTTTGCATCAGAGCCATAATATCCTGATCAGCCATGTGATTTACCTCTATTCACGGACATCTGCTGTGAAATTTAAACAAATGTCAAGGGAGGGGTTTGTTTTAGTTCCGCCCCTCCTCGGAACGACTCATGGTCGCTATACGGGACTAACCCGTATGTTAGTTAGCGACGAGCCTTACGACCCTTGCGACGCATGTGCGCCTCCATAGCTGGAAGTTGCGGGACGGGTGAAAAGCGCCAATTAGCGCTTGTGCTTACGAGCCTTGCGAGCCATTGATGGCCTCCTGCTGCTAGTGTGGTCGTCCCCAAAACTCTTTACTTCCGGCGGCTACGACGAGACCGCTTTACGGACTTGTACATTACGCTCTCCTCATAGTTCTATCGGGGCGCGTCATGGGACGGCCCGCTAGATTTCTAACATTAGAGACGCGGTATTGTATAGATGCTGGTTTTTCGGCCATAGAGACATCACGCCCTGTAGCGCGGGGCTGATCACCAACTCTGACTTGGCCTTGACTAGCCATTGGCCTTTTTNCCTTGCGGAGGCGGAGCGGGCGGCTGAAGAGCCTTCATCTGTTCGGCCTTCTTCAGCTTTTCCTTGAGCATCTGCTTCATTGGTGGATCGAGCATATCAATCAAGGACTCCTTGTCAATAGCCTGAGCCTTAAACAGATTGAACGCAAGGGAGCGCATATCTTCCATGAAGATGGGGCTGTTTGAGTGAGCGTCCACCTTGACAACGTACTGACGAGTAAATTGTTCAGCAATGAACTTTTTCCCTTCAACATCAGTAAGATGGGTTGCATCGTAAGCTTGCATCAGTTTCATGTAGAGGGTCGCCAGCTTCTCCAGCGAATTCTCAACAATGAGCGCCCGCTTTTTAGCGCGGGACGATCCAAGGCGAGCAAGCTGAGAAGCGTGACCAGCGGAACGAACACCTTGTTCGCCACGGCCTGACAGAACCTCTGAAATGCCGGATGCCTCGGCAAACATGGCGTCAATTTCCCTGATTTGCTCGTAAAGGCTTTCAGGAAGGTCGGGCGCCAGCCGCTCAATCTTGGTATTGGGCATATCGCTCGCCAGAAGGCCGCCAGCGCGGTTCAGAGCGAAGTTCTTTTCGTCCAAGATGCCCGTAAAGCCTGTGAGGGCGGTCGGCGGGNTTACTTGCTTGGACAACAGGTCCAAAATCTCGTTCATGCGCTTGTTACGCATGTCCTGAAGGAACATCAGGCGCGAAACTTCAGACTGGCCCCAATAATAATCAGGCATGGGGTTTGGCGCGATCTGGATGAATGGGCTCTCCCCTTTCAGGAAGAGCTTTTCGTTCTCGCGGTCGTAGATAATCACGTCTGGGTCGGCGCGCGTGACAATCTGGTAATCGTTGGTCTCATCGTTCCAGACGTACAGTTCAATCATCTCAACGGTGTCTTCTTCGACTTCCGGCTTCATCCGGTTCTGGCCGTAGAGATTGAGATTGACGTTGCCGTACATGTTCGGATCGACTTGGCTCAGAATGATCCGGTCTACGCCGTTGGGCGAGTAAGCCTCAACGTGCTGAGAGGTTGTAACGCGCTGAACAATGCTCTCGCGCTTGGGATGTTTGTAAAGCCGAGCAAACAGGTCGGATTTAGTTATGTAGTAGCTTTGGATAAACGCTTCCTGCCGGTCAAGGTAGGTAATGTCTTCTCGCAGAACGCCAAAGCTGCTGGGGTCAATGTAATAGGGATGAATAGCCCCATTAGAAACCACCAGCTTGATAAACGCAGAATTGTAAACCATCGCCCAGGTCAACGCGGTGTTGAACACTTGGTCGGCGTTGGAATTGTTCCACTCGTCGTTCAGGGCCTGCTCAAGGCGAGGAATATACCTGTACTGATCTTCGTTGGCCGCAGCGCCCAAGTTGATCGAGAACCGCGTGGTGTCAGCCGAATAGAGGAAGCTGACGAGCTGGTCGATGTGCGGGAATATCTTGTTGTACTGAGCAGGGCTCTCCTCGGGCGCAGACCCGAAGAGATAGTAGGACTTCAACGAGGAGTAGTCCGCGCGGCGGGTCTCGCGAGAGACCAGGCACTTGCGGATCAGGTCTTGGTAGAACGACTCTCGGTCGTGGGCGTCCTTTGGAATGATCATTTGTCAAGCTTAAGGTTGTCGTGGTCAGCGTAATAGCTGGCCGCCATTGGTCCGCGCGTGAGATTAGCATCTTTGGGAGAAAAGCCAACTTGCTCGTCTCTGACGGGCTTGACCATGCCGCCAAGCATACTCTGCATGTTGTATTTGCCCGCCTCTCCCCACATAACGGCGCTGCCGGGTCGGTCAGCAGGGGGTTGTTCGGGGACGGGGGCGTTGTTTCGGGCCAAGTAGCCGGTCTGGTGCTCGCCTTCTTTGGTGGACTTAATGTCCGTCATGTTGAAATCGCTGGCAAGTTTTTTGATGTTGGTGTCATTGCGCCTGGAGCGGCCACCAATTACTGAGTCCCGCATGGTAGGGGCTCGCAGAATGACCTGAGCCACGTCTGTGCAACCTTCGTCGCAGACGGGTTCCCAGCCGGTAAAGTAACCGTGACGAGGGCATTTGTAGTCGCGCATGATAGCCATAACATCCCCTTACTTGTTGAACTGTTCATCAAAACTAGGCTTAGAGTAGTCTGACTTGTTCTTGATCCCAACTTTCAAGGCGATCTTTCCGCCGTCAGTTGTTAGGTTCATACTTTTGGCTAATCTGGGCCGGGGTTCCTGCCGGTAGATCAACCGCCGTTTGTTACCCTTATCATAGACCATTACCACGTCGCCACGGGTCATACGCTCCAGCGCTCGGCTCACGGCGATTTGGGTGTGCTCGCTCATGGGGGTGTCCTTGATGTGGAACACGCGTTTGAGAAGCGACATGCTTAATCCTGACAGCTCCGCAAACATGGCAATGCTCAGCGTCTTGTCCTGGTCCTTCCAGAACCGTTCCATCTGGCGGTAGATTTCCGCCTTGCTGAGAATTGTCATCATTGCCCATAGATACCAATCTGCTTGAGGTAAGTAGAGACATTGCGGCCCACCGATAGTTCTTCCGGCGTGATACATTCTTGCGCGTTTGAGACCTGACGCGTCAAGCGCTCCATGAGAAGCCGGGGTTGGAGCTGCTCTGCATAGGCTGCGCAGGCCAGCGCCATTGCAATCACGCGGTCGTCCTTGCCACGGCCGGGCGCGTGGATGGACCCACCTTCGCGGACGATGCCTTTCATTTCTTCCAAGGTTTCCATTGAGACGACGGTCATCATCTGCCGCTCAAAATAATCCTTGGTGTAATTCATCATCCGTTCTTTGGAACCTTGCGTGGTCAGCCAGCCGATAGAGTTGGAGATGCCGCCCAGCGTATCGTTCTTGCGCCAGATATAGTTAGTCATCGAACTAAGAACGTGCATCAGACCCTTGCCGGTCGCCCCGCCAATAGAGACGGCCTGCCGTTTCAAGTTTCTGAGTTCGTTAATGACGGCTTGGCCGGGGCCGTTAACTTCCAGGTTAAGTGTAGAATTCTTATACGCTCCAGCAAGGTGGGCAATGACCCAGGCAAATTGATAAGTATTGAGCTCACTTGTGGCGAACTCAGCGACTTGATCGAGGCCGTCAGCGTAACAGCGGAAGACTTGAATGCAAAAACGATCCGCCCAATCGGAGCTTCCGTAAGCAGGGTCTGCCCCAATGACGTAGTAGGCGGTGTCGATGGGCTCTTCCCAGACTTTGAGCGTGGCGAGCTTGTCCGAGCTTTTGAGGACTTCGGTGTCTTGGAAGTTTGATCCGAAGGAATATCGGTAGGCGTCGAACTTTTTGTTTTTGGCGACACGGGCGGCCTCTGAGCATCTGGCGTTAGAGAAGAACGATGANCCCGTCATCACGAAAGCATAGTCTTCCGTGGGCGGGAATTCTTGATACATGAGCGCGTCGTCTTTGATCCCCTCGTGCAGCTTCCACCGCCACCAGGCGATTTGCCGTGAGTTGATTTCAAAGCCGTACATCTTCTTGATGTCGCGGTTCCATTCCTTCTCTTCGCCGGTCAGCCTGCCGTCCCAATAAGTTTTGTAGACGGAGGACTCGGGATCGACGGAATAAAATTCGTTGCGCCACCATCCGCAGAAAATTGCCCGCTGGGTCTTGGCTTTCTTGGCGGTGGTGTACATGTCATGGAACATGTTGAACCCGCGCGCCGTGCTTTCAAACATATAGAGGCGGTCGGGGTTGGTCTCTGCAAGAGACGCCAATAGGGACGCCAAGCCCTCCTCGTCGCCCCAGGAGCTTGTCTCTGTTCCATGCAGGAAGGTGATAGCCTTACCGCGCCCAAGCGTTCCCTTGGCCCTTAGACCGGCCACCTGGTAAAACAGGCGAGACCGATTGCGCAGGCTCAGCGAGTTCCTGTTGTGAGTGATCTGCGGGATTTTGTATTCTTTGGGCAACCCGTCCATGTACATCGCCAGCGTCGTGCGAAACATGTCCCGGTTTTCTTCGGTGTCGGTCGTTAGAGTGGCCTGTAAGCCTGGATGAGTAAAAGTCCAATACAGATCAAGAGCCAAGCTGATTGTAGTGATACCGAGCTGGCGGCCTTTAAGAATGACGTAAAAATGGCAATCATCTTCAAGCCCCTTGGCAATCTCGTTCATCACATAGGTCTGCGTTCCCAGAAGCTTGTCCATCTTCCGCAAGCCCTGCTCCTTGGTCTCAATCTTAAGCTGAGAGCAGAAGTGGTAGAAGTGCTTCAGGTTGAACGTCATGGTCCCTCGTGTGTTGGTGCGCCCGAAAGGATTTGAACCTGCGACCTTCTGGGTATGAACCAGATGAGCTACCGGGCTGCTCCACCCCGCGATAACTTAGTATTGCACAAGCCCCATGATGGGCGTCAGGCTGGTCGAACACAAGAGCCAATGCTTAAGCTTCTTCATTCAATCCTCCAAACTCGGAAGCCGTCGTCCAACCGCCGGGTTGCGTACTTGCGTTTGTACGATTTCCCATACCGGCTGATCAAGCTGCGTGAGGTCTGCAAGAAAGACTTCGCATCCATAGTCCCATAGGCCACGAAGAAGCTGTCGCCAACCTCCATCTCCGCCAAGGGAAACCGGTACTTCGGGGGACGCGTGGTGTAACCCCTCATGGGCACACCAGGTTCTATCAGCATGTTTAACCCTCAAACATTATTTACGCAATNATACTGTAATAATATACAATGTCCAAATAATTTTTGGGGGTAGCGCGATGTGGGGTGCACGTTTCACAGAGCTCGTGGACCCATGCACCTTCCCATTGTACACGTCACATCTGTGTAATTACACGTTTACCATCCGTGCACTGTGGTTATAGCTATTACACGTCATCAGGGTGTGGATTATGTGTTCACACATGTGTCCCATGTCCATTCCAAAAACTCACAGAGCGCGGGGTGTGATAATATCTCACGCACCTATTCCAAAAGCTCAAAGCACCTGTATCTTATGTAGTATCATATATACCACACAGCATATATGTATATAATATATACAGGAGATGTTTAATTGTCACGTTTAAGTAGTGTCATGATTGAAAATAATTTACCTAAAACGCATTTTATAGCTTGACCGCAGAATTCATGCTAATAAGATACATGAATACCAGGAAGCAAATCAGTTACCTGGTAGACAAGTTAACCTAGACAATACGGGGATTGACGATGCAAGTTTATAAAAAAGCTACCGTTCTCCGGACTAATCCGGTTCATGTAGCAAAGCTTGGGGCTCCGGCCTTCGACGGCTTGTTCTGCAAGTGGAGCGGCGACGCTGAGATTATTCAGTATTTCGCTCGTAAGATGTTTGACGAGGGCTACCAGGTAAACGAGTTCTCTATCACCCTGGTAAACGTCACCATTGACCATGCCACCGGCAAAGCTTGTGAGGTAGCATGATGCAAGCTCTAATCACTGCAATCATGGCACTGGTTTCATTCGCTACAGTCGGGGCTATTATCGCCCTGGCCTTCATCTAACATCTAGGGGGCTCACATGACGATGTATTACTCTGGACGTTTCGGAAAACTGCCAATCTTCCCCGCTCTTTATGGGGACGTGACAGAGGATCGTATCGAGCGATTTGTTGAACGAATGTATGACGTGGGCGACAAGATCCTAATGCAAGGCGATGCCACTCAAGAACAATATGACGAGTGGTCTGATATGCTAGGCAACTATGCGAACCGGCTATATCAGGAGCACATTACACCATTCGCCAACTTCCATGGCGTTCAGCGCTAATTGCAAAGCAGGGCGCCCTACGGGACGCCTCACTGTGCAATGCCGCACAATTAGGGGACTGCTACCATGATGATCAATCTTAAAGCACTGAAGGCTGTCGCGCTCTTTTGCTCGAAAGAGGAAACACGTTACTACCTGAAAGGCGTCAATCTACAGTTTCGCGATGATCACGTCCTTATGGTCGCGACTAATGGGCACTACCTGACGGCTTTGCGTCAGTCCCTGGAAGAGCCGATCGACAGTCCGGTTCCTGATACGATCGTGCCAATCGAATTGATTGACCGCATCAAGCTTTCCAAGCACTTGGACGTTTGCGAACTTTACGTCGACAAAGGACGCATCACGATAACCTACTGCGGCGCGACCTATGCAGACGGCGCGATTGACGCAAGCTTTCCAGACTGGCGCCGTGTTTCCCCGTCCAGCGTGTCGGGCGAAACTGCGCAATATGACGCGTCCTATGCAGCGCTCTACATGAAAGCGGCGCGCATGTTCGCAAAGGACGCTCAAATCAGAATAGGGCACAATGGCCTATCGCCTGCGCTGGTTTCCTGGCTCCCAAGTGAAGCCGGTTTGGACGCTTTCGGCGTGCTCATGCCAATGCGCACAAAGGACCATATGACCGCCCCCCCCATGTGGGCAGGCGTCATCGCGTCCAGCGTCTCACAAGCGGCGTGACGCCTCGCAGCGCCCCCTACGGGGGGCGTCACCGGGCGCCATAGTGGCGAACGATAGCAATGGGGACGAACAATGAGCAATTCATATAACGGCTGGACGAATTATGCGACCTGGCGGGTTCACCTGGAGATGTACGACGGCCAGAGCCCGCGTGACATCATGGGCAGGCGTCCGCATGACTTCTACGAATTCGCCGACGTTTTGAAGGAACAAACGCAAGAATCCATGGAAATGGAAGGCAAAGGCCTTGTCTTGGACTATGCGCTTGCGTTCCTGTCGGACGTCAATTGGCAGGAAATCGCTAAACACATCATGGAAGCCTATGCGGAGGAAGACGAAGACGAGGGCGTCCTGGAAGATGCCGCTTGGCACGATACAAGCGCCGAGCTGGAATAGTGCGCGTCCTTCCCATTCTTCCCATCACCCAAGCGGCGCGCTTCCCGGCGCGTCGTCCACTCCACATAATCGCAAAGGAACAAACCGATGACCGATCAGAAAAAACCTCGTGGGTTCGCTTGCCTACCGCCGGACGAGAGGGCGAGAGTCTCGTCTATGGGAGGCCGAGCCGTTCCAGCGGATCGCAGAAACTTTAGCTTGGACCGTGAAAGCGCCTCACGCGCCGGAACCAAAGGCGGTTCACTGTCACGCAAACGCGCCGTGACAGATCGGGAGGGTTGACCATGACGCTGATCGAAAGACGCAACGCTATCAATGCCAAGCTTGATAAGGCTAAGAAAGGTCATCGCTCCACACGCGCCCTGCAACGCGAGTACGAAATCCTGACCGCTGGCATTCTTGCCGAAAAGAGGCTTTCCGAGAAGGCTAAAAGCAAAATGCAGATTGAAGCCTTCCAGCCCTGCCACCTCGCCCGTCCCGATTTATGGGACGCCTTCTGTCGCCTGCAAGGCCGTCCAAATGAACCATCCGAAAACTGGACTACATTCGACGTTGTAATGCTGCTGACCAGAAAGCTCATGGAAGCCTCACAGACGCCTTCAGGAACCCCTCGGNTACCCAATTAGCCTAATCGTGTCCGTAGCGGTTCCTAGGGCTTCTCTGCCCCGCATATGCCCTATCAAACTGGTCAGGGTTGGCACACGGTAACGTCAACCCCTTTCCACCTGTCGTTAAGTGAGACCGCCAAGCCTTCAGCGTCTTCAGGTTTCCCGTCCGCTCAAGGTACGCTTGCCACATGTCCCACATGTGATCCTGCCCGGCCTTGTCCTTCGCTTGGGGTTTAGCAAGCACTGCTTCACCTTCGCCTGGGTTCTGTTTCATATATTTCATCATCCGATCGTAAATGTCCGTCACCGTAAGCCTTCCTTCTGTTGCCGCCGTTTTTTCCAGTAGTCGTCATTCCCAAGCAGATTGTCCGGTATATTGCGAAGGTCGCGTTCCTTCGCCTTGGGGGTGAAAGCCGTCACGTTCGATGGTTCATCTTCCCAGCGTTTTTGATTTAGCCAGGTTGCCGGGTGAGGGATGAACTGCGGGTCTTCCGGCCAAGGGTAGATCGCAACAGCCGACAAGATCACTTCAGGATCAAGCCGAGCCGCCGACTTCGCCCAAGCTTTCTCGGCTGCCCCTTTCCCTGTCCGTTTCGGATAAAGCTTCCAAAAACGATCAAACGCCTCGCGCAGGCGAGTGTGTGAGGGTGGAGTTGAGGGAGTTAAGGAAGGGGGGTGTATAGTATTACTATATAGGGGCGGGGGGAAACCATCAGAGGGAGAAGAGGAGGGAGAGAGGTCCATAATGTCCACGCGTGTCTTCGTGGACACTTTGGACAATCTCTGTTTTTGTTTCACTTCCCGCCATCTATCACGCTGTTCCGCCCTACGCGCGTCCTCGCGGTTGGCATGGGCATCGCAGACGAGTTTGATTTGTTCTGTGCTGCATCCAGCGTCAATCATTAGCCGAATGGTTTGCGCAAGTTCTGAGCTTCTCATTGCAAAACCCCATATGTAGGTTGCGCAATGGAAATCGCCCCTGTATATAGAAAGGGTTCCTCCCAACGCGCACTTGCCCGGTGACGTTGTTTCGAAGCCCCGTCAGGTCTCCCACCGGCGGGGCTTCTTTTTTACTGTACACCTCCGCGCGCATGGGGCAAGCCGTTTGCTTGCGCGTAACGCTTCAAACCATGCAAGACGCTCGTGTGATCGCACCCAGACCGGCGCGCTATGTCCGCGATGCTCAGATGGGGGCATTCGCTCGCGACCCGGTGCCAAAAGTAGCGCCTGGCTTCCACGATGTACTTCTGGCGACGCTTCCCCATCAACATTTTGGCCGGCACTTCTGTTTCCCGTGAAACATCCACAAGCACCTGTTGAAAGGTCCGGCGCGTCGTCTGGATCTTCTCCCAAGGGCATTTGTTCACAACCAGAATGAAATCGCGCTTGGGGTCTATCGGCGGCTTCACCGGAGGCGCATTGTTTACATACAAGACAAAATCAGGAATTTGTGCAGGTTCCGGCTCCACAACCGGAGGCGGCTCTACGTCACTAGGCGACGTAATGTCTTTTTGCCTAGGAGGGGTCGCCATAATCCGCTTGGGAGGCTCCCCCCTTAATCTTTTTCTTACCTGTGCATAATGTGTGGATAACTCTCGATAGTAATCACTCAACATGTTGAACTTCCTCAGTTTTTTCTTCTGGCTGCGGCAGGTTGACGCATGTGTCTAAACCCTTCGCAATTAAGTATTTTACAGCCTCTGTCTCGCTTTTGAAGCGCTCGTTAAACCGAAAATCTTCGATAGCCTGCGCCATTTCGTCGCTGAGTATATACACACGTCGTTTCATGTTGGTCCCCTTTTGATTGACAATAAATTGTTAAACCATAACGCAAGTCTATTGACAAGTGGTAATGATGGGCTCTAATTGGGCCTGTCGCATCAGACACACGGGGACAAACATGGACGGATTTAGCAAAGAGGAAAGAGCAACAGCCTGGTGGGCGACCGACTCACGCAGAGCGGTTTCTGGCGGGCTTTACGAGGTTCTACGGGAGAAGTGGGGCGAGATCGAGCGCCCTGACCTTTCGAGCATTGAGGCGGTTCGCATGGGGCTCATGATGCAGCCTGCGATTGCCGACATCTTCACGGACGTGACGAGGATCAGCACGAGCCCCCTAGACGACGCGGGCACGCATCGCACCCAGCCCTGGCTCCGCGCACACTTCGATTTCGTGACTGAAGACGGCGGCCTTCTGGAAGTGAAAAACTTCAACATCGCTACCATCAATAAATATTCCGAAATGGACGAGCCTATTCGCATCCCAGAAGCCGATTATATCCAGTGCTTGCACGAAGCCGTTGTCCGAGACGTTCCACACGTCTATTTCGCGGTTCTGTTCGGCGGTCAGCAGTTTCGGACCTACAAGCTGGAGTTCTCGCCCGCAGAGAAGGAAGCTTTCATCCAACGCGCAGCGCAGTGGTGGGGATATGTGAATTCTCGCAGGTTGCCAGACCCTACCAACTCAGAGGAAGCCACCATACGCTTCCCCAAGAGCATGGAGGGCTTTGTCACCGCAGACGCCACCGTTGAGGCCGTTGCGAAAGAACTGCGCCATGTGAAGAACCAAATCAAGAAGCTCGAAGAATACGAAGAGAAAGCCACCTTCGTGCTTCAGAAGTGCATGGGCGAAAGCGGTACACTGATGAATGTTGCCGGTGAGACGCTGGCGACGTGGAAATCAGCGAAGGGCTCAAAGCGTTTCGACTCGAAGGGGTTCAAAGAGAACCATCCCGGTCTTTACGCTGAGTATGAAAAAGAAACAGCCGGTTCGCGCCGGTTTCTTGTGAAGTGAGGTTAAAATGAGCAATGCAATTGTTCCGTGGACTGATCAGGAGCGTATGGCGAATGCTATCGCGAAGAGCAATCTATTTGGTCTCAAGAGCGCTGATCAGGTTCTTGCGCTCATGGCCGTCGCGCAGGCAGAAGGACGCCACCCAGGGTCCGTTGCGCGTGACTACCATATCATTCAAGGAAGACCAGCCCTTCGTGCGGACGCAATGCTCGCACGTTTCCAACAAGCCGGAGGAACGGTCCACTGGCTGAAATATGCGGATGACGAGGTGAAAGCCGAGTTCTCCCATCCCCAAGGCGGTTCTCTCACGTTGTCTTGGACATTAAAGCAGGCTCGCGAAATCGGTCTTGCTGGAAAAGACAACTGGAAGAACTACCCGCGTGCCATGTTGCGTGCCCGTGTGATCTCCGAGGGAATTCGTACTGTGTACCCTGGAGTTCTCACGGGAGAGTACACCCCTGAGGAAGTGATGGACTTCACGCCCGCGCAGCAGGCTCCCAGAATTGAGGTTTTGGAAGCCGAGCCCCTGAAAGAAGGGATTGCGCTCTATGTTCCTGACGCGGACGGTTCTGTGAAGGTCTACAAGTGGTGCGCTGGTGAAGATGAGTGGAGAGACACATATTTGGACCTTTTGGAGAAGGTCAGAAACGCCAAAAAAGTGCCAGAGGCTGAAAAGGCCGAAAAGCTGCACTATCTGAAAGAATACAACGAGGAAACCATCGCCAGGCTGTTTGGCGAGGAAGAGACTGAGGTGGAAAATGGCTGATTACAAAAACAAGGACGGTTCAGGCGTTCTGTTCTTCAACGAAGACAAGCGAAACGAGAAAGCGCCCGATTATAAGGGAAAGCTCATTCTCGACAGGGACTACACGAAAGGTTCAGAAGTGAAGATTTCGGGTTGGAGAAAGAAAACCCCGAAAAACCACCTTGTCTCGCTGGCCGTGGACAACTATTCCGCGAACACGGACAAGCAGTGGCCGAAACCAGTCAACGAAGACGAAACGATACCGTTTTGAGCACCATCGTTTTCGTCATTCCAGGAACGGCACGGGGGAAGCAACGCCCCCGTTTCGCTCGCACAGGACGCGTCTATACGCCCGCGCAGACGGTCAACCAAGAGGCGTATATCAAGATGCTGGCGGCAACCGCTATGCGCGGTCTTGCCCCTCTCATAGGCCCATTAGAAGCTACTTTCAGCATAAGCGTGGCAATACCCAAAAGTTTTACGGGGGAGAAGCGAAAACGAATAGAGGAAGGAAAACTATTTCCTACTTCAAAACCCGACATAGACAATGTGGTGAAATTGTTGTGTGACGCGATGAATGGCGTGGTGTACGGCGATGATATGCAGATTGTCGATCTTTATGTGAGCAAGGCGTATGCGGACGCGGGTTCAACAACGGTGATGGTATCAATGAAGGGGACGAATGATGGACACAATAGACCCGAAGGTCGCAGGCAAGTGGACTGAAGACCGCATGGAAGACATGATGATGGAGCTGGTCTCAGAAAAGGCGAAGGTGAATAGCTGGTCTCGTCATTACGTTGATCTACACAAGAAGTATGAAACTCTGTGTGACGCGCTTTACAAGATTGTAGGGCTTGATGAATACGAGCGTGAGACGTGCGTTTGGATTGCAAAGGACGCCCTCAAAGAGGCAGGGGAGTGGCCGCGATGACTGACAACTATGCAGCACTATTGCGTCAAACCGCTAAACTCTATCGCGAAAGCCTAGTTGCACCCGACACAAACGATATGTGTACGTTGGCCTATCAGTGGCAAGACAAAAAGCACCGTCATGTTTGGGACTTGTGCAAAGAATTAGAAAAAGCTGCTGATTACAACGAGAAGATCAAAGCGCAGCTTGAGCTTGAAGTGGATGACCTGAAGATATGTCGGTCAGAGCGCCTTGAGCTTTACATCCGCATGGAGAAGCTGGAGGCGGAGTTACATCACTGCTTTCACCGTGTTGAAGAACTACAGGCGGCGCTGCGGGAAATTATCGTACATTGTGAAGTTCCAGCACCGCCAAATGCTGAAGCATTAAAAATGTTTGCCCGCAAAGCACTGGAGGAAAACAATGACTGATGATCTTGTAACAATGCTGAGGAAAGACTTCTCCATTAATACGAAACATGAGTACCCGCAAACTTGCTTTACTGAATATGAATACGAACGTCAAAAAGCCGCCGACCGCATCGAGAAGCTGGAGGCGGCGCTGCGGAATATCGCCGAAGGAGACATATCCCGCACAGTCAAGATCGCGTTCCGCGATGATGGGCAACCATCCAAAAATGACCGTTGCGAACACGGTCAATCGTTTTATGAGGACTGCGGGTGCTGCATTGAAGATTACGCCCGCAAAGCACTGGAGGAAAACAATGACTGATGATCTTATTGAGCGATTGCGTGGCGTTATGTGCGGCGATGACCCTGTACTGGAAGAAGCTGCTAATCGCATTGAACAACTAGAAAAAGGGTTTGTTGATATTCTGTCTCAACAGCCATTGGATTTGCTTGTTGCAATGATCGCCAAAGCTTGTCTGGCTGGAGCAATAGATAAGAACGGAAAATATTGCTTTGTTGGAAATTTGAAGATTGTCGATGGCAAACCAATGATGGAAAAGAAAAATGAATTACCTTGAAGCATTGGGCCAACTGATTTTCATCATTTGGGCGCTGTTCATGCTCAGTGGCACAGCAATCATTATGAGCGTTATAAAGAGATGACAGAACTTACTCCATGGTGTGTGAAGCATTGGAGGGGAAAGTTGAGTGAGTTTGAAGTAGCTGCGTTTTGGTTTGTCGTCGGCGTGGTGCTGATGACTATAAGCTGGGGACTGACAAAATGAACCACACAGAAGTGCTTACCAACGCAATCAACATCCTGCGCGACAGAGACGCCAAATATGGTCCTGTTCAGGAAATGTTTGAACGCACCTCAAAGCTGGCGTCGATCATTCTGGATCGGGAAGTGACGCCATATGAAATAACCGTGATCATGAAGTGCTTGAAGGACGCTCGCAAGAAATACGACCCGATGAACGTCGATCACTACGCCGACAACATCAACTACGAAGCGTTCTCGTATCAGTTCGCCACCGCTGGAGCGGATGAAGCTGCCGAAGACGCTGTAACCGCTGAACTTGCCAAGAAGCTGGCTCCCATGATGCCCAACAACGGAGATTACAATGTCTGAGAGACGCAAAGTATTTGTAGCCACGCCTATGTATGGTGGCATGTGCACGGGCTTTTACACGCAGAGCATTTTACAGTTGCAAAATGTATTTATGCAGAATGGTGTGGAATCGGCCTTGTCTTTTGTGTTCAACGAGAGCCTGATCCAACGTGCTCGCAACAGCCTCGCGCACGCGTTCCTGAAGACCGACAGCACCCATCTTCTGTTCATAGACGCAGACCTGCGGTTTGACGGCAATGGCGTCTACAGGATGCTGGAGGCCGACAAGGACGTGATTTGCGGCATATACCCCAAAAAGGAAATTAACTGGCCGATGGTGAAGATCGCCATTGACCAAGGCATCCCGGTTGAAGAGCTGAAGTGGCACACCGGTTCTTGGGTCATCAATCTGGCCGGCTATGAAGGCTCTGCAACCGTCAATGTCAACGAACCGTTTGAGATATGGGCGGGCGGCACCGGCATGATGCTGATCAAACGCGAGGTATTTGAGAAGCTGAAAGAATGGACGCCGATCTACACCAACGACATGACTGACCTGGCGGGCACGATTGGCGAGAAGGATCAAATTTACAACTTCTTCTCACTCAGCATCGAACCCGGCACCAACCGGCTCCTGTCTGAGGACTACCACTTCTGCCGAGAGTGGAGATTGACCGGCGGCAAGATATGGGCTGCACCGTGGCTCACGCCGGGGCATGTAGGCACCTACTTGTTCGAAGGTCAGTTACCGATAGACAAGGCAAACTTGGTGGAAGAGACGCCGCAATAGCCGTCTCTGCGTGCATTGTTCACCTTGATCTCTGTGATGGTTTGGGGGGTGTCCTTGGAAGACCAAGAGACATCCTTCCAGACTTCACAAGCCGTTCCGTTAGTCGCGCTTGTGCCCGTCAGACTTGAACAGGCCATCAGGGGTGACATCAACAGCATCGCCAGCACGAACCGCATTTTCAACTCTCCTAAGAGCGTCCTTAGTAGCCGCCGCCTCGATTTCCGCAATGGCGTCAGACCTGATTTTGAAGTACACGCCGCCGAGAATGACGACAACGGCCACCGCCATAGCAAGATAGCGGCCCACAGGCGTGAAGAGCAGACTAAACACCGTGTTCCTCCATATGTTGTTTGCGGAAAAACCAAATCGCAATTCCCAGCCCGATAATGGCGGACATGATAAGGAAATTGGGGTTGCTGAATAGGCCAATAAGCTGATCCGCCGTGTCAGACGCGTCCTGAGCCTGCGCGGCAACCTGTTTCGCAACACCCAAACTTCCGAGGCCAGCCGTAACCAACGCCGCGTTACCCTGCTTGCTATCCGCCATTGTTCGTACAGGTACAGGATCAGCAGTTGTACGTTGTTCATGTTCATCCGCCGTGGGCGCTTCGTTCTCGTTGGATGCTTCGATAGCGTCAGCCGCAAGCCACCAGTTTGCCTCCGCTTGACGACGGCGCACGAGGCCGGGAAGGACTTTACCGCCCGCCTTGTTGAACTTGGCAAGTTCCGAAGGAACGTCCTGAAACTGTCCGGCGTTGATCTTTCTGAGCATCGTAGATGTCGCAAGATTGCGTTCACCTTCGTTGTAGACAAAATCCACAAGGACATCGAACTGATGCTGCGTCAAAGGCTGTTTAACCAGCTTGTTGACCGAGTTCTCATATTGCACAAGGTCACGGCGAAGAATGTCGTTGGCCTGCTGCTGCGTAATGATCGAATTGTCGGTGATCAGTGGCGCACCAGCGGCGTTTGTGTGTCCATAACCTATTGTGCAGATGCCGCGCGGGCAACGGTAGGCCGTCAGCTTGCAGCCTTCAAACTTCTTGAGAAGGGCGTTCATGCCCTCTGGGCTCATTTGCACGGGCGTACTCCTAGTGGACGAGGGAAATGACAGCCAAGAGGCCGCAGATGAGGACGACAACGAGCAGCAGGAAAGCAGAGCCCCAAACCATGACATCGTGCATAAGTTGTTCTTGTTGTTTCTGGGCTTCCAAGGCAGCAGCTTTCTGATCCTTTTTGATTTGGGTCGTAGCAGCAACCNCCTGGTCCCAAGCCGCCAGTCCGAATTCGCCAACGAAGTGGTTCTTCAGGTCCGCCATCATGGCGTCGGCTTCAGCCTTAGCCGCATAAGCTTCCATCGCAACCTGTTGGGCGGACTTTCCTGCGGCGAAATTTCTTTTGGGTTCTGCGGCGGCGCGAGTAATCGCAGCAACGCTGTCGAACAGCGAGCCAAGGTCTCCAGCCATTCCCTGTAGCTCTTTGCCAACGGCAATACCGGCCTTGATGGCCTCGTAGCTACCCTTGGCAAGAGCAAGTATTGTAAGCGGGTCCATTTACCGACATCCCCATCTGCGACGAGCCGCCTTACCACGCTCTCCCTTCCACTTTTTTGAACGGGCGCAGAAGCTTTTATGACGACCGCTTTTGGGGTCTTTGGTGGGGGCCTTCAGCTTCGAGCCGGTCGCCTTGTTGTACTTGCGCCGACCCTTTTCGGTGAGACCGCCCCCAGCCTTCACCGACTGCTTTTCTCCCCGTCCAACACTGAGGGACGGACCAGACATTATCGCCTCTCTGTCTTCTTCGATTTGCGGAATGCGTCGGCTTTTGGGGCGCCCTTGGAGCCGGGTTTGCGCATACGCTCACCACTGCCCGCCTTGATGCGGCGGCGCTTGGCGTTGATGTTTGCGTACAAGCCTCGCTTTGCCATCAGTAGCCCGCCGCTGTCACTTCGTTAGCAACAAGAACGCCACCAATGTTGACGCTAACGACAGCAGCCGTTGCAGCACTAGAGGCAATTTGGAACCTTAAATCGGTTCCAGCTACGTATGCGTATGGAAAATGACGTTGCACTTCATAGCTCGTATTAAAAGGAGTTTGCACAACTATACGTTGCACTCCCGACGACAAGTTAGATACGGAGCGGTATGTTGTGTAGTTCGAGGTGTTGCCGTTGAACGACGAATACGCGCCAAAGCGCCAGGCTTGATACGTGTATCCCGTAGGAACCGTATAGACCGCCATCTGGCTAATTCCAACGCTGCCCGCCACGCCGTTGACCGTTGCCGTGTTGATCTGGGCATACGTCACGCCGCCATTGGTTAACGTCACCGTGTTGGCCGGGTTGGTCGCGCTTCCTGTTGCAACGAACATGCTGTTGATGCGGAAGTAAGCATTGACGGTTGATACGCCTGTCGCTCCATTGAGCACAAGGTTTTCCGTCAGAATGTTGTAATTTGCATCGAGGCCGACAATCGTGATGGTCGCGGTGTCTCCTGCGCCCCCCGTCAAAGTCATGGTGGTGGCGGACGAAGGAAACACATAGTCAGCCGTCGCCATGTTCTCCCAAACCGTGCGGAACAAGCCCGCAGTAGCCGGGGTGGTGCCATAGCCAAAGATGTTCTGAGCCGAATGATACGGGACTTGGCCTCTAGACACTTGCAGCTCAAACGGCTCAGACCGCCCGTGCTGGGTCATCGAGAAGGTTGACTGTGCCATTAGACGCCACCCTTCTCCGGCTTGCTGACGGGACTGTTCTTGGTGTCGCCAGGGCGATTAGAATAGTCCCAGACAGCCGTAAAGCCCCCGAGGGGAGACTTGCCGGGGGTGAAGCTGTTATGCCCATGCCCCATAGTGTCCTTGACGCTCTGAGGCTTTATGGCCTTTGCGGGCCAGGCGGGTTCATTCAAGTTCTTGTTGCTGAGGTCTTTCACGGGCAGGCTCCTTCTTAGGTCCACGCGTTTCTTTGGTTAGGCTTGGGATATAAACCAGCACCGCAAACCCGACGGCGATGTATAGGCGCTCCATCGACGGAGCATACATGGCCCAAGCAGCGAGACCGAAAGTCATCCACAAACCCATGAGGGTCAGAAGTCGAGCTGTAACGACGGCCAAGGCCGTGCGCACGAGCGCTATAACAGAAGCATCCCCTATCATGTCTTGTCCCCAACGGTTGTTGCGTCGGCATTAGACATCATCCTCTGTCAGAAAGCCAGAGCCATAAGCTTCGTCAGACATTTTCTGTTTAATCTTTTCTAAATTCATTGCACGATCTATTACCTTAAGCTTTACCTCAAGGTCTACAGACGCGTCCAACATGACCGCTTTCAGGAGATCGCTGACGGCTTTTTCGAGATCGGGGTTGATGCCGCTGGTTTTCTTGCTCACCGCTTGCCCTTCCGTTTGGCCTTGCGCGCTGACGACAGGGCGATGGCGACCGCCTGCTTCTGAGGACGGCCTTCCCGCACCAGCTTGCTGATGTTTTTGGAGACCGTCTTCTTGCTGCTACCTTTTTTGATAGGCATGTCTATCTCCCAAAATACTCGTAAGCGCCGCCAGCGCCAACAAGGCCAGCGCCCTTAGCAACAAGCCAACGGGCTTTGCTTCTTGCATCCAAGGCATCTTTTATTCCCTGGACCATGACGTTCAGCTCTTGAGATTGCGTCTGAGGAACTTCTCCACGAAGCTTCGTCACTAAAGAAGAAATTGCCCTTTGACGGTCAGCTTCGTTAAGCGCGTCTTCAACGGCCTTGATCCCGTCTTCGATGGTCTTTTTTTGACCTCCGATTTCTTCAAGCCTGTTTCTCGCCCCTGAAATTGCATCTTCAGATGCTTTGATCGTTGCGCGCAAACGATCCGCCTGTTGCGACAAGGCAGTAGCTTCTTGAAGATATTTCTGGCTGATGCGCTGTTCAAATTCAGGACCAAGAACAGACCTGATTTCGCGCATTTGGTTGCTAGTCAAAAACTTACGCGCCTTTTCAGCGTTGCCAGCTTCAGCAATCTTGCCTGCAACCCAGCGCTCCGCCGCAGCCATGACAGGCTGTTTGTTCCCGCCAAGAGCGTCTATCAACGTCTTTACGCTTTCGCCATTCCTGAACGCTCTGTCGGGCAGCAAAGACGCCTCTGTCGCATGGTATGCCTGCGCGTCTTTTTCCATCGCACCAAGAGACTTCCCAAGCTTTGTGCCGGACGCCTCAATGGTTTCGGAAAGCCTTTTGTATCGTTCAAGGTAATCAGAGAACGAAGGCTCAAAAGCCTTCATTGAATTGCTCAACTTGCCATAAAGGTCACGGGCCAAATTCTGACCGATGGCAGCGTATCCTTCCTCAGGAACACCAAAAGCCGCATCTCCAATTTTGCGGCGAATGGTCTCCGAACTTTGAAAAGAAGGAACAACGCCCTGTTCGACCTCTTTCTTTTCCAACACCTGAAGAGCCATGCGGCGCTTTGCTTCATTTGAAAAAGAAGACGGTTGCTTCGCCATTTCGGCAGCGATTTCTTCAGCAGAGAAAGCGCCCTTCTCTCCGCCAAACAAAGCTTTTTTGATGACTTGCAATTGAGAACGGAGTGTTGGGTCTGTTTCTTTCGCAAGCTTCCCTTCAATGAATGAAAAAAGGTCTTGCATACCAGAACTATCTTTAAATGCTTGACCTGCTGCTTCTTTTTGCGAGGCTGCACTCAAAGAACCCTTCAGCTCTTCGTCAGCTTTTGAAGATCGAACCTTTTTTACCGAGTTAACAAAATTCTCGTAGATGCCGCGAAGATAATTTCCGACTTCTTGCTTTGTTTGAGGTATAGCCGTGAACTGACCAAACTCTTCAGCAGTGCGAGTGCCTGCAAGACCGCGAACAGCCGATTTCTCGCCAGCCTCTGCCTTTCCTGCGGCTTTAGTTGTGGCCTCAACGCGAGCTTGTTCCTGCTCTAAGGAACGAAGAAGGGATTTTTCTTCCGCATTCAATTCTGCGGCTTTTCCTTCAGCAACTTGGCGAGCTTTTGTAATTGCTGCTTCTTCCGCAGCCGTCACGTCTCGGCCAATGGCCCTTACAACAGTATTTTTTGCCAAATTGTAAGGAACCTTCAAAAGGTATCCAATGAATGTTCCGCCAACGCCAATCGCTTTCATTGCAGGGCTTACAAACGGTCCCATACCAATCATCATGCCGCTTTCGCGACCTGATTTTTTGGCTGGTGTATCAGTTACACCTAAAAATTCTTCAACCGGCTTATAAACCTTTTCGGCCACCTTTTCGCCAGAAGGCAAAACACTGCGAACGCCAGGAAGTCCAGCAATTGCAGAATACAAACCAAGCGGAGCCCCCTCCGCAACTCCAAGAAGCTGTTGACCAAGACCGCCTTCAAGCGCAGGTTTTTCAAAACCCTTGGTTTCAGGCGTCACTTCTCCAACGCCAGCGAGACGTGCGCGATAGCCTTTACGTTGCCCCTGAAGCTCGGAGGGGGACATGTACGGGGTTTCTTTTTTAGACGCAGATTTAGGCTCGCCATAGTGGCGTTGCATTGCGCCTTTGATTACGTCCGAACCTGTTCCTTCAGGAAAAGAAAAGCTGGAACCGTCTGGGCCAGAAATTTCAATGTCAGCCATTATTGAGGCTCCATCTCGCCTGTGTCTGGGTTGTATTTATATTTTCCAGCCTTCATCCCAGTTGAAGGTGATGGAACCGACTTTCCAGTTAACAAAGAAGCGCCCGCTTCAACATCTGGGTCTCCGGCCCTAGACCGACTTTTTACGCCCATTCGCAACAAATCATCGAACTTAATTTTGTCACTAAGTCCGGTCGCTCCAGACGCAATCTCGCGAGCGTGTTGACGCATCAGCTCAACCAAACTCTGAGGGTTGAACTGTTCTTGCGACATGAGTTCGTTGTAACGATTTTGAAGGCTTACAGTAAATCCTTTAGAGCCGCCCGCGACCGACCGCTCGTAGTCAGTAAGGAACTTGGCGTACCTTTTAGCAAAGAGCAAAGCCTTTTGAATTATAGGGTCGCTGCTTGCTTCCAGATCACGCACCACGCTTGGATCGCCAGACCTAAAGCTCTGAATGTATCTGTCGGTAATTTGGCGCAACTGACCGGGACGGCCAACCACATCAGGATTGTCTTGAACGTATTTTGCAATGCTACCAGCTTCCGCCATTGTTGATGCGATTTTTTCAGCGTTGGGCGCTTCTGCACCAAGTTCAACGTTAAGTTCATTACGAACCATTTGACGAACTGCCGCATTCTTTTGTTCAGAAGCGGGAGGAGCCCCTTGATAACGATCTGCATTGTCAGGATCGCTAATTTGAGCAGGAGTGGCATATACCACGTTCCCTGTTTGAGTATCTAAAACCTTAATAGGTCTCTGTGCCGATGCGGTGTTTAGTTTGCTTTGAGCCGCCAACACATATTTGTTGGCTTCATCCAGCTTGCCCAACAAGAACGCAGCACCGTTCTGACGAACAAGAGCCGCAGGTTCAGGCCCCATAGCAACCGCAGCTTCTTCAGCCTTTGCAACGCCAGCCTGATAGTTGGTCTTCATCATGTCAATTGCGTCGGCCAGCTTTTGACGAGAAATCTTGTAATTAGCGTCCCACTCTTTCATGGACGTATCGTACTTCTGTTTCTCAAATTCAATGCGGGCCTTGTTGCCTTCTTGATAGCCCTTCATCACGCCAGTCATGGCATTCATGGCATTCACGCCGCTCATCATGCCCTTGGAGCCAAGCAGAATGCCCGCAATGGGGAGAATGGTCGCAAGACCCATCAAACCTTCATGAGTGTCGGGCGTGATGTTCATTTTAGGAGGCGGAGCCATCTTGTCCATCGCCGCCTTCTGCTCTTGCATTCCGGCGTACATTGTTTGGGCCGCGTCTGATTTTCCTTTAGCAAGCGTCTCTTCCTGCTTGCGCTTAGAAGTCGCAGTTTCCAAAGCAGCTTGCTGGCTTTGCTTGTACAGACGCTCAAAAGGATCGGCGAAGNCCTTCATAGGGCCTGTTTTAAGGGCCTGAAAAGCGCCGATCTCGTCAGCAGTCGAAGTGTATTGCTGCGGCGCAGGCTGGGTCTGAATATCTGTGTCTGCCATGTTTCACCTTTAAGCCGAGCGGCCATACATCATTGCAAGCATTCCGAGCATACCCGTAGCAGCCTGACCGGCTTGCTGCGACAACGCCATCTGAGTATTGATGCCTGTGGTAGTGCCAGAAAGTTGGTTTTGAATGGCTTGACCAATAAGCGGCGTNCCCGCCCCAAGAAGCTGAAGAGCCATCGTCTGCTGATTGGCAAGAAGCCTCTGACGAAGGTCTTCTACCGATCGGCCTGCTTGTGCCGCTGCTACGCCACCAGAAGACGCGACCTGTTGAGCCGCCTGAGCCTGACCGGCCTGGAGCTGTTGCTGCTGAGCGGGAGAAAGGGCACCTGTAAGAGCCTGCGCAAGCTGTGTGCCGCCCTGCTGCATAAAGGGTTGAGCAAGCTGTGTCTGTTGCTGCGCAGCCGTGTCGTAAGCGTTCTGAAGTTGCTGGGCCGCACTTTTCCCCTGTTGTTGCGACCGCAGATAATTTAGGCCCAAACCACCAAGACCAAGAGCCGCAATCAAATCTTTGGTGCCAAGGGTTCCAAACGGGGTTTGAATGCCGCCAGCAGCCGTTGGAGCTGCAGCGCCGCCAGCTCCCGCAACTCCCTTTTGAAATTCTTCAAACGACGGCGGTTGGTAAAGACCACCAGGTTTATTTGAGTCTCCAGTTAAAGCTGCAACATCTTGTGCAACAGGAGCGGCAGAAGATGGAGCGTTTTGGGCACCAAGCATTTGCAATGTCAGCGCATCGTCCCTGGGGCTGCCCGACTGCACAAACTCAACAGGAGACGTATCCCCATACGCCTTTGCGGCTACGTCTGCGGGCAAAGGCTGCCCTGCTGTTCGGTAAGCATTTTGAACATCAGGGTTTGCGGAAGCGTATTGGCCGGGGATTGTAAACCCACCGCCTAAATCAGGTTGAAATGTTCCAGCATATTCAGATGCTTGGAAAGGTTGCTGAAACGTGTTGTAAACCGGAGTTTGATACAAAGACCCGTCTTGAACGCTTTGAACATTTTGCATCCCAGTTGTGTAATCTGCGCCGCCATAAGAGACAGGCGCTTGTGTGACAGCCTCGGGCGTGTAGGACGGCGCAGAAAAATTTGCGCCTTGCTGGGCCATAGGTGTCGAGTCGAAGAGGCCGCTGAAATCGAACCCGTCATCAAACTCAGGAAGCCCTGTGTCTGGATTGATGGTTCCAGACCCGCCCCTTGCCTTCAGCATAGCAGCTTCACGCGGCGTGATGTGCGCCAGCATGGTATCGCGGCCACGGCCCTTCTTGCGCAGCTCTTCAGCGGCCCTCCGCAGGGGCAGGCGGGATATGTCGGTCTTGAGGACTTTCGCGAGGGTCTTTGCCATTACGTCACCGTGCTTCCGACATCCCTGAGGGACTTATCCGTTGAACTCCAGACGTTCTGCGGACCCTTGTCTTCCGACGACCCGCCGAGAACCGGACCACCGGGACTATAGCTCGAACCGGGCGCGGAGAACAGTGCCGATCCAAGGGCGCTTGGAGCCCCGGCAAGTTGGAACGATTGTGATGCGCCACCCGCATACGGAAAGGACGTTGCGACCGTCGGCTGCGCAGATGTGGATTGCGTTCCGCTACTGCCTGAAGCAGGGAATGCTTTGCCCAACTCGTAACTGATAGCTGGAGATAGAAGTGCGCTTGCCGCTTTACCAGGCAAGCCGTAATCTTGGAGGTTAAGGGCTGAGGACAAACCCGCAGATAAGCCGCCAGACGCACCGCTGATCCCAGCCGTCCTGAGCGCCGAACTAAGGTTAGCGCCGCCGGTCAAGGCTCCAGCAAGGCCACCGGCAAAATTACCAACGCCTTTTGTAACTCCTGCTCCAAGCGCCTCGCTGCCCAAAGCGGTAGGCTTGATGGCTGCTGTTCCTTCTGACGCGGCGGTTCCGCCAAGGGCGCCAGAAACAGCCCCGCTTGCAAGTGTTCCTACGCCGCCGGAAACTGCGCCAGCCAATGCACCTTTGGCAATATTTTGGTCATTAACTGCTGCGTTCAACGCGCCAGTTCCAGCACCCAATACCGCGCCGCCAACTGTTGAAGCTACAGTGGCAGTCCCGACAATTGTAGACTCTGCTACAGCAGTTGAAACGCCAACTGTATCAAGAACAGCCGACCCAATAAGCCCGGCAGCAGCTCCTCCAGTGGCAATGGTAGCTACAACAGCGACAACGGGAACAATTACCGCTTTTAACTCAACTCCTGTTGCTTGTTCAAAAATTTGCCCAAAAAATCCGCCCCATGTCATGATTGGACTCCCATTTCTATCCTGTAAACAGGAACCATTTTCTGACCGTTGTAGGACATGGTTTGAGATACTTGAATGGGAATGCCTTGGTTTTGCATCATGGTTATATCGTTTGGATCGTCAACTTCAAAAATTGCTTTGTTGATGCCAAAACTTTTCAATGACGGGCCAAGAACTTTAATTCGCTCAGGTGTTTTTGGCGGATTAAGAGAAAACGAAAAAACCTCTGCCGTTCCAACAGGAAATCTTTTAATATTCCGATCATAGAAATTAACCAAAAAAACAGTTTCGCCAATCTGCACAAGCTTAGACATCCCCGACTTAGTAAGGGCGGCAACCTGTTTGACAAAACTGTCTATTGTTTTTTTATCCACCCCAGAGGATTGCAAAAATTGTTTAATAATATCAACCGAACTGACAAGTTTGTTAGGCGTGTCAGACTTGGCCTTTGCAATATTAGTTTTCCCTTTGGGCGTCAACCCGGTCTGGATGCTGGACGCCTTGATGGGATTAGGGATTGCGGGTTGAGCCATCATACAACTCCCAGCGATGCTGCGATTTGCGTATGGATCAGGTAATGTTGGCTGATCCACTCGTAGAAATCGTCTTCTTTTCGGAAATCCGCGTCAAGCATGTTGAAGGGATTGTTAAGATCAAGGACTGACGCAAAATACAGATGTTCATTCTGGTGGTAAAGCAGCCAATCGTCAAAGCTGTCAAAGTCAACGTCCGTGATCGGGTATCCAGGCGGAACAGCGCCAGCCGCAATCAAAGTGTCCCTGAACAAAGTATGTTGCAACGAGTTCTCGAACAGAAAATCTTTCATCCCGTCCTTGTCACCGAAGACAACGCTTGAGAGGTTGGTGAAGTTCATGGCTTGTCCGCCTTGTTGTCAAGCTTGTTAAAGATTTGCTTGAGAATGTCCTTCATCTCCAAGATGTCGGCCCGGTAATCCGTTTTGTGGACATATTCGGTGTGAAGTTCGCGTTCAATCTCTTTCATGTCTTCCTGAAGAGCGCGCAATGAGTCCCAGATGACCTTCAACACCCACCCAATGATGGCTCCAAACCCAGCGATAAGGATGTTGACCATATCTTGCGACATCAGAAAGTCCCCGTTGCGCCGTTGCGGGCCGGTATTACGCCAATGATTGACCAGTTGGAGTTGTTCGATTGCAAAACAACGCCCTGGTATTGAAAGCCAAGAGAGTACGACGAGAGATTGTCGATGGTCTGGGACGATGTGGTCGAGATTGTCACCGCGTTGGCGCTGGAGTCGGTTTTCTTGATCACATAGACCTGACCGGACGCATTTACTGCCGTGGGGAGCGTGAGCGTAAACGCAGCCGTCGAGGCGTTCGCCAAAATCGTGAAGTCGGTCGTTGTCAGCGTATAGGCCGACGACTTGGTGGCGACAGTGAAATACGCGCCGCTAGTCGTCATCGTAGTAAAAACAGCCGTGGACGCCGCTGTATTGCCAATGACCGTATTGTTGATGCTATCAAGCGTCAGAGAAACACCGTTGATGGTGCCGCCTGTGATGACGACCGCATTGGCGTTCTGTGTTGCCATTGTGCCAAAACCAGACGTGCCTATCGTGACGTTTGCACGCCCGTTTGCAGCATCATCTGCGGTTGTAATTGTAATGTTGGTGCCGGGAATAAAATTATGAATTTGACGAGTTCCAACAGCCGTGCCGTTGTTCTGGACGGTTACAAGCTGCTGGGTTGTATTGGCTGCAACCGTCAGCGTGACGTTGCCGGTAAGGGCTCCACCGCCCGTCAGACCCGTGCCAGCAATGACATTGACTGTATTGGGGACCGCGCCGCTTACCGCCGCAACCGCGATTGCGATTGCCGTATTTGACGCCGATGTAAGACGCCCCTGCGCGTCAACCGTGAAACTTCCAACGGTGCTTGCATTACCATAACTCCCGGCCACAACCGCTGTGTTAGCAAGATTGGTTGTGACGTTGGTTGAACCGTTAAAAGAAGTGCCTGTCAGGCCAGTTCCTAACGTCAACGTTCCGGTTGTTGACACAGTAATGGTGCCAGACCCGCCCAAACTGATAGACGTGCCGTTAACCGTTATGCTGGAATTTGCCAGCCCTGAATTTGGTATGGGGCTATTGATGGCAGACGCCGGAATGCTGATGGCAGTGTTGGCCGCAGCCGTCAGTTGGCCCTGTCCATTGACCGTAAACGTTCCAACCGTTGAGGCATTTCCATACGATCCAGAAGTGACGGCTGTAGAGGCAAGAGAGACCGTCACGTTGCCTGTAAGCGCGCCTCCGCCTGCAATTCCTGTTCCTGCAAGGACGTAAACGGTGTTTGGAACCGCACCCGTGACGTTGGCGACAGGTATGGTAATCCCGACGTTTGAAGCGCTGGTGATCTGGCCTTGTTGATTGACCACAATCTGAGGAACCGTGGATGCGGTGCCGTATGTAGCAGCAGTTACCGTTGTGTTGGCAAGGTTGACTGTTACATTGGCATTGAGCTGACCGCCGCCAGACAATCCGGTCCCAGCTAAAACATACGTTGTGTTAGGTGTTGCGCCAACGTCTGTAGCATTAAGAACAACAACGCCTGTTTTTCCATTAACTGAAATAACCGCGTTATTGTTGTCCACCTTTTCCCACACCGACCCGTCAAAAACGGCCCAATCGTTCACATTCCAAGATGTGATGCCGTTAAGGTTGGTGTTACCGGCGACAGAGACAAGGTAATAATAGCCCTTGGTGCCAACGCTGGAGGTAAGGGTAGGCACATTGGAATTTGCATTCCAAGTACCCTGGTAGTTCAGGCTACCGACACCCGCCAAACCGCTTGCAACTTTGAGCATCTATTCCTCACATGCCGTCGCCGGGGCTGATGTACAGGTCCGCCGTGTTGGCAGAGGTGATCGCGGTGAAGTACGCGTTCGGAATGAACGAGATGACCTCATCCGTGCTTGGCAAAATATACAACGTGCGCGTTGGACTTCCCGCTGTAGGGATAACGCAGTTGGATGTCGCTGTTGCAGCATCAGCCGCAAAAGACAAGAAACATCCTTGCGTTGTCGAAGCGTTGATCACGCGATATTGGTTCCCGCCCAACGTGACAGACGAGCACTGCACCGGGGTAGGTGCAGACGTTGCTGCTGTCAATTTAACGGTGTTGCCGGTTACTGTATAAGCGCCGTTGACTGCCATGTTATGCTCCTTCAGCCGGTGCGATGATCAGCTTGCCCTCAGCTACAAGCTTTTCACGACTGCGTCTATTTTTAGCAGCTATAGACATTTTCATGCGAGTCTCTCCAGAAGGAATACGCCCGACTGAACATAAACGAAACTTCTC